ACGGGCTCGGAGACGCCTTTAAAACGGTACAACCCGACACACGCGAACCGCGTTCCTTTGGGGGTTGTGGGGTTCTGCTTGCCCTTGATGCGATCGAGCGCCGCTTGTGTGAGGAGTACTTGACCCGCGTTACAGACGCTCATCGTCCTCGCGGCGATGTTCTTCGCGATCCCCTCGAGCTCGACGCGCTTCGCGCCGACGGCGACATCAAGCTCGTTTTGTTGCACCTCGACAACTGTGCCCCAGTGAATCCCGATCCGCGCGCCGAGTCTCGTCCTCAGTGGGATCTCGGCTTGATAGTATAAGGCCCAGTTGAGCGCGTCGATCGGACGATCGAAGGACAACAAAAACCCGTCTGACCGATCGATCTCGCGACCTTGGAAGCGATACAAAAGAGACCTCGCTAAGCGGTCGTGATACTGTAGCCATTCCGCAGCCCTCATCGCGCCGACGCGCTGAACGAACGCCGTCGATCCTACGAGGTCAATCAAGACGATGGTGAGGTTTCTTTGTTTCATCTCCACGTCGTTTTCCTCCGCTAAATGAGGGGCTGCATTGTGTTATTATACTCGAAAAAGGAGAGCTCAATGAACACAGAACGAATAGAACGCGCGATCGAAAGAGCGCATGAGGCGCACAGGTTGAACGTCGTCGAGCCACCGCGCGGCCTCTATGTGAACGCGGACGGGGAACTACTTCGCAAAGATCGACGAGGTGAGTTTCACGAAGCGACCGCAGAGCCTAACGGACACACAGGAGCCGAGATCATCCGCTACATCCGCGAGGGTCTCGGATGGCGGAAAGACGACCCTTACTTGAATTCTTGGAATCTCAAGCTCGGTGGCTTCTCGTGGTGTGGTGCTTTCGCCGCGTGGTGCGATATTGAACTCGACGCGGGGATTCGTAAGCGCGTTCTTCCCTCGACGTATCGACTTTACGAGTTTTGTCGAGGCACTGAGCGCGATATCCCTCTTGATGAGATCCAGCGCGGCGATATCGTGATCGTAGGATCGAAGAGCTCGAAGCGGTGGGGGCAGCACATCACGCGAGCGCTTGAGGTGACAGAGACCCACGTTCACACGATCGAAGGAAACGCGCACGGGAGACTCGGAGATTCCTCGTGGGGTGAGGGCGTCGTGACGCGTCGACGCCCTTTCAAGGGGCATGAGAAGAAGGGCGAGACGTTCATCATGTTCGCTTACCGCTTCATCGAGGAGGATTACGCATGAGAGCGATGAATCCGCGCCCTTCGTTTCTGGAGCAGATGCGCGAGATCTCCGAGATCTCCGAGGCTCTGATCACGAAAGCTCTGAACTCGGATAACGTCGGCGCTTCGGAGCCGATCGCGCACGACGTGAACCCGTGGGACAGCACTGCGGCTTACGGTGACTCTTATCGATCCACAGAGCATGAGGGGACCGTAGGTCTTGATTATGAGATTCTCCGCCAGATGAGCCGCGTCCCCGTGGTCTCTGCGATCATTCAGACGCGCGTTAACCAAGTCGCGGAGTTCTGCACTCCTCAGAAAGACAAGTATTCGGCGGGGTTCGTGATCAGCGCGCGCGACAACGATGCGGAGATGACCGACGAGCTCCGCGAAAAGATCAACGAGCTCACGAGGTGGCTCGAGACGTGCGGCGAGGGGTACAAGTTCGGAGGCGCTGATTCCTTCGAGTCCTTCATTCGGATGATCCTCAGAGACTCCCTCACCTTCGATCAATGCGCCTTCGAGATTATCAAGAACCGAGGGGGAGAGGTCTCGGGATTCATCCCCGTCGATGCTTCGACGATCCGCCGCTCTGCGGTGACCGATGAAGAGCGCAAGGAAGGCCGCAGAGACTGGGAGGATGCGGCTTTTGTGCAAGTGATCAACGGGAAGAAGGTCGCGGAGTGGGATGCGGATTCGCTCGCCTTCGGGATTCGCCGGCCTCGAACGTGGGTTTATTCTCGAGGGTACGGTCACCCCGAACTCGAGGAGCTCGTGCGCGTGGTCACTTACTTAGTAAACGCCGAAACTTACAACGCGGCGAACTTCACAAACGGAATCCACGTTAACTCAATCCTAAGCATCAAGAGCAAAATGAGCCCCCAAGTGTTCCGCGCGTTCCGTAGGGACTTCTATGCGATGCTCTCGGGCGCGCATCAAGCGAAGCGCACCCCGATCCTTCAGCTCGACCCCGAAGCTAACGAGGAAGTAAGCTCGGTGAACTTGGGTCAAAGCGCGGAGGAGATGGGCTATTCAACGTGGATGGGGTACTTGACGAAAGTCGCGTGCGCGATCTATCAGATTGACCCCGCTGAGCTCGGGTTTGTGTTCGGCGCGGAGGGTGTCTCGTCGGCGTTGAGTCAAGGAGGCCCAGAGCAACGCATCCTCGCTTCAAAGGATCGGGGGTTACGTCCGCTTCTGCGACAGGTTCAAGGGTGGATTAATCGCTGGATCATTCATCCCATTGACCCCGAGCTCTCTTTCCGCTTCGTGGGTCTCGACGTGACCTCGGCGGAAGCTGAGCAGAAGCGCCGAATCGATGAGGTGAGTCACTACTTAACGATCAACGAAGTACGCGCAGACGCGGGACTTGAGCCCCTTGAGAAAGGCGGCGACATCATCCTCAATCAGACCTACGTTACAGGGTTGAGCATGGAGGGGGGAGAGGGCGAGGAGATGGGAGGCGTAGAGGGTATGAGCGCAGAGGGGGAGGACGTTCAGGGTATCGGTGAGCCTGATACTCCCCTCGAAGGTGAGGACGAGGAAGAGGGCGCGGGGATCGATGAGACGGGGATCGAGGAAGAGGGCGCGGGGATCGATGAAGCGGAGATCGAGGAAGAGGGAGCGGGGATCGATGAGGACCTCGACAAGAGCTTGAGTAGCTCCGTGAAAGTGAGCGTAGAGATATGAGCTTCCGTGATATTCTGAAGGCGTACCCCGCCAAATATGCACACATCGACTTCAAGCCCCCGAAAGGCGCGCAAGAGGCAGCGCGGCGCGGTCTCGAGCTCCGCGAGGAACACAAGCGCGGAGGAATCGGGACCCAAGAAGCGGGGGAGCTCGGGATCGGGTCAGGGATACAACGCGCGAACGATCTGAAGAGCGGCGACCGTATGTCTCCGCGCTCGGTGCGCCGCATGCGTAACTTTTTCAACCGTCACCGACAATATAAGACGCGAGGCCATCACAGGGATAAGACGAGCGCGTCTTATATCTCGTGGCAGCTCTGGGGCGGAGACGCGGGGGACCGATGGGCTCAAAAGGTCGTCGAGCAGATGGAACGCGCCGACGAGAAAGCGAAGAAGAAATGAAGATCACACTTGAAGCGACGCCCGACGAACTCGAAGGCGTGACCCCTGAAGAGCTCCTCGAGCGCATCACTCAAGCGCTCCCGCGAGTCGTAGACTCTGCGCTCTCGGAGGTGATGAGTAAGGGGGAGAGCGCGTCGACTCCCGCCGAACCTCACGAGCGGGTCAAGGGCTCCAAGAAAAACCCGAAAGGATCGGCGCGGAGTGCATCGAGCGCGGAATCGATCAAGCTCCGTAAGAAGGTGATCGATTCACTCAAAACGAAGGTTGAAGAGCACAACGAGAAGGTCGATGAACCGTGGCAACGTGTCACACTAGCTAAGCTGAAAGCGGTTTATCGACGCGGCTCGGGAGCGTTCTCGGTGAGCCATCGACCCTCTCAAACCCGCGCTTCTTGGTCACATGCTCGCGTTAACGCATTCCTCAAGATCGCGAGGGGTGGAGGCAACAAGAAATACACGCAAGACGACGACCTCTTACACGAAGATCACCCTCGACGAAAGACGAAGAAGTCCGTCGATTCCATGATCAAAGCGCGAGGCGGCGAAGTCGACCTCGTCACCGAGATCGCGGCGCGGATGCGTGACCTCTACGATTCGCGGCTCTCTCTGTTGCGCGATGATCTCGAGAGGTTAGTTGAAGATGACTCGTGAAGAACTCGCAGAGGAGACGGCGCGGCTCGTCGCGCTGCATCATGACGCTTTTCTCGTTGAGCTCTTCGGGGAAGAGGGCTCGGGACTGTCTGAGGATCGCTTAGCAGAACTCCGAGACGCTGAGCTTGTCGGGGACCTCTTACAAGTGGGCGACGTTCCCCCGTTCGAGTTCATGCTCGCGGCGGGGCACGTCTTCGGAAATAACCCCGAACGACTCGCAGAGCTCCGCGAGTTGGGGATCGAGGAGTTTGAGCCTCTGGTTTCGGTGCAGCTCCGCGACCTACGAAACACGCCACGCGCAGAGATCGAGGTTGAGGCCGCTGATACCCCCGACCCTCCCGAGCCTCCCGAGGATCTTGAACCGAGAACACCTCCCCCCGCGCCTGACTGGATGAGCACCGCAGAGCGGGGAGCTTATGAGCGCTTAGCGCTTCGAGCGGGTGAGTTCATCCGAGGACTCGGAAACGCGCTCAGCGAAGAGCTCGAGCTCGTCGCGGCGGAGGGTTGGAGGGGTCAAGAGATCATCGATGAGGTTAACCCCGCTCAGCGTCAAGAGATGCTCGAGATCCTCAGAGAAGAGGCCGCCAACGAGAGCGCGACGGGGCGCGACGCGCGTCGACTCGCGGGAACGCTCGCGGATCGCACAAAGTATTATTCTCACAACTGGCAACGCATCGCACAAACCGAGCTCCAAGGAGCGCACAACGAAGGGCGCGTGATCGCGGCGGTCGAGGGTTACGGAGACGCGGCGCGGGTCGCTCGCGTGCCCGAGTCGAATGCGTGCGAGTACTGTCTTGATCTGCTCACCGAGAACGGCGCGCCGCGCGTGTTCACAGTTGAGGAGCTCACCGCGAACGGGGTGAACGTGGGACGCGCTCGCGCCGAGTGGAAGGCGACGACCTTCCCGATTCATCCGAATTGTCGGTGTGATACAATCACAGTTCCCGAGGGTTTCATCGTAACAGAAGACGGGCGGCTTCGTCGTCCAGAAGAGGCTTGACACATGCCGTTTAAGTTAGGTCGTTTCGTGCGTGCGCTGTTCAAAGGCGTAGGTCATCGATATATCAAGAGAATCCCGTACATGACCCCGAAGGGGCAGCGCTATCGTTACATTTACAAAGTTGAACATACGCATCAAGGACGACATGCGTTTGATGAAGCGCACCTCGTAGAAGGGACAAAGTTCGCGTTGAGCACGGAGAGCGGCGCGGAGTTTCATGGTCACATCACGGCGGTCGATGGTGACAAGGTCACCTATACGATTGACGACGGACCGCGTAAAGGAGAGGTCGTCGATACGACAAAAGCAGAGCTCGCGGCGAAGCTGAACGAGGTTCACGGGTACAAGGACAAGTTGTACGCGGAACGCGCGAAGGTGTCCGAGCAACTCCAACAAATGAAAGCGGGGGACGCGACCGAGAAGCAGATCGCTCGGGTACGTCGACGACTGCTCGCTCTGGGTGGTGAGGAGAAACGTGTCTTTCCTCTCTTTCGAGAGGAGCCGAAGTCGCGCAGATTGAACGCTCGGATAAGAGAACTCGAGCGCGAGGTCCTCGCGGCGAATAGGGCAGTCGACAAACAACCTCACTATATAAGCCTTGACGACCTACCGAAGAGCGAAGAAGAGGAACGCCTTCGGGGAGAATTACATGAGATTTATAGCGAATTTACTGAAAACGAGTCCACGACGAAACCACTCTCGCGAGCGGCGCTTCAGAGAGTGAATGAGATTCAGGATGCGCTCTTACCCGCGAAAAAACGGGCGGAGAGGGCGTCACAGGTGGCGCGGGACAAGAAAGATCGTTTGTCGATCGAGGCGTCTCGGATCAGGGAGAAGGCCGAACGCGAACACTATGATCTCACCACTTATCATGATCTCGCGCTACCTAGTGAGAGGGAGCCCGATGAGAAGCCGTATGAGTACATGAGGCGAGAGGGGGAGCGCTTGATAAAGCTCGCAGAAGCGCGGGAAGATGTCGAGACACAAAGGATCAGAGATCGCGCATACCTCGGAGAATCAAAGGTTCCGAGGAATCCCGCAGTCACTCGATATAACAGAGAACGTCGCAATAAGGAACTCGCGGAGGGGCGGCGACTCTTGCGCGTCGCGGATTCCAAAGACCCCCAAGCGCAAGAGAGAAAGAGGATTGAAGATATACTGCACGGTCTCGAATACACGGCAGAGGGGGAAAGCGACGTAACGCGAGCGGGTAAGCGCACGGCGAGCAGTCGAAAACGCGACGGAGTTCTTCAGGACTACATAAGGGGACATGTACGAACGCTTGAACCAAGCAGAGAACGCGCAGACCTCGAAGCCGCAGCTCAAGCGTACAAGGACGCAGAGCACGACAAAACGCGAGAGCGCAGAGACGCCGCGCGCGACGAGATTCGCCGCATACTATCAAGGGAGGCTTGACACATGCCGTTTAAGTTAGGTCGTTTCGTGCGTGCGCTGTTCAAAGGCGCGGGTCACAAGTACATCAAGCGAATTCCGTACACGACGCCGAAGGGTCGCCGTTATCGTTACATTTACAAGGTTGAGCATACGCATCGAGGGAAGCACGCGTTCGACGAAGCGCACTTGATCGAGGGGACAAAGTTCGCGCTACACACAGAGAGCGGCGCGGAGTTTCATGGTCACATCACGGCGGTCGATGGTGATAAGGTCACCTATACGATTGACGACGGACCGCGTAAAGGAGAGGTCGTCGAGACGACGAAAGCAGAGCTCGCGGCAACGCTTGACGAGGTTCACGGCGTCAAGGATAAGCTGAGCGCGGAACGTGCGAAGGTGTCCGCGTTACTTGAAGAGATGAAAGCGGGGAGCGCGACCGAGAAACAGATTGCTCGGGTACGTCGACGATTGCTCGCTCTGGGGGGTGTAGAAAAAGAAGCGGTGACTCCTGAGCCCGAAACGAAGACTCCTGAGCCCGAAACGAAGACCCCTGAGCCCAAAACGGAAACCCTGAGAGATAAGATTCTCGGTGAGGTCACTGAGCAATACAAGCACCTACAGAGAACGGCGCTCCTTGCTTCTAGGCCCGAGGTGGATGCGTTACGAGACTATTTGGCAGGGAAGCCCCTTAAGCACCTCTCGCCGCAACAAGAGCGCGTAGACAAGATAATTGACCGACTCACCGCCGTCTTAGGTCTCGTGATGACTACGGTTTTAGATCATAGAGAAGGGGGAGATACGGATTATATAGGGAGCTTTTATCGTCTCCCCCCAGAGAAGAAACACGAACTCCTTGAGGGTCTCGCGGAGTTCTTTGGTGTGTCATATAGCGACCCCCAAAAAACGCAGGGGCGCGCGAGGCTCAAGATAGATGAAACAAATCAACGCCGCATAGCAGAGGCGGCGCTCCGTCGTGTGAAGATTGATAAGGATACTACTTTCGCAGATCTCGGTGAGCAACTTACGAACTTAGCTCTTGATTTTGAGCCTGACGCAGTGCTTCGCGTGATTCATGGAGCTGACGTTTTTGAGGAGAATATCACAGCGTTAAAACTTCTCCGTGATCGGGGTCCCAATAGTCTCGGCTCTTATGACACTGCGACTTTGAAGCTGCTCGGTTCGACGCTGTCACAAGTACAAGGGGATCACGCGAGCGCCGTCGACGCGGATTTCTCGGGCGCATTGCGCGAGTTTTACACGGCGCGCGAAGAATTAGAGCGCGCGAAGCGGAGGTTAAATGAAAGAGATGGGTTTGAAAGGGATAAGAGAAACCGCGAGGAGTACGAGAGACTCACAGAGGAAGTCCCGCGACTTCGTGAGATCGCGGACCAAAAGCGCGAGAGCGCGAGGGCGCGACATACCTTCGCGGATCCCGTTCTCGGAGACCGTGATCTCGCAGATCTCATATTCGATGAAATTCGGCGGCGAGAGAACGAGGAGAAAGAGAAAGCACGGAGAGAGAAGGAGAGACGCGAGAGGATCCTTGAAGCGCAGCGCGTAGAACAGCGCAGAGAGCTCGAGCGCAAAAGAGAGCAAGAAGCAATCGCCGCACGAAACGAAGCTCGTGAGAGAGGGAGAAAAAAGCGCAACGATCCACGACTCGAGAATGAGTCTCTACCGATGGACGTGCGAGGCAGCATCAACGCGGAGGCGCTTCTGCGTGAGAAAGACTACTTGTCTTATGCGGCGGCGAATCGAGACAGCGCGATCTATGACATCGAGTCCGAGCTCGCGCAATCCATCGACGACAATGAACGCGCAATCTCCCGAGCGGCGCGCCTCTTCGCAGAAGATACGAGAACGAAGATCAAGCTTAAACCCGCAGACGGGAACAAGACGGGCGGGACTTTAGCCACGTTCCGCGAACTCGCGCCCCCTAACGCGCCCTTTGCGATCGGTTACGATCCCAAGAGGCAAGCGATCGTTGTCGCGGTCCTCGAGGGTCCCGCCAAAGGGCAAGGAGCAAAAGTGCTAGACGTGTCGGGGCTCACAGCGGGAGAGCGAAGCATAAGAGCGCTCGACATTCTCGACGCACTCCGCGCGGGGAACGCGCAAGAGCTCCTCGAGGGACTCGTCGCGGGTGATTTGCATAACAAAGAAGATCCAGACTCTAAGGCGTTTTATGCTATGGGTGACGACCTTCTCGACCGTGTACGCTTTAGGGAAGATTTCAATCGGGGCTACGAGCACGCGTTGACTGCTGATGTTGGGAAGAAGATTCACGAGCTCAAAGACACGATACGGCTCGAGGGTCTCGCGGCGCGGCCTCATGTCCAAAGTGACAGCGTTGACAGCGTGAGCGCGGCTCCTCGCATCTCAGGATTCGAGGATCTGAGCGCGAAGGACCTCAAAGCGCTTACGGGTGCGATCAGCGCGGAGATGTCTGAGCACCCCCGTTGGGGAGCAACGATGTCGGGTGTCATGAGAGACGGAGATATTCTCGGGACGACGGACGGGAAGAACATCGTATTTATGAAGACGCGGGGATCACAAGAGGACCGCACATCTACGGACCCGAAGACGGGCCAGCAGCTCGAGGGAACGCCGCCGCCTTTTGTGCAAGCGATCCCTGAATCAAACCCCGTGATGACGCTCGACCGTAGCGCGATTAAGGCGATCACGTCGGCGCTCGTAGGCGTCAAGGGCAAGGGTGCGGGAGAGGGTTTCTATGTAGACCTCGACCTCAACGAAAGCCGAGACGCTTATGATATCAGTGTAGGCAGCAAGGGCGGCAAGAAGTACAAGGTCGCTTCGATCCCCGCGTCGGATAGCGGCGCGCCAAAGTTTCGCGTAAATCCGCAGTACCTAAAAGCCGCGTTAGCGCGAGCGGGTGACAAGGCGTCCGTAACTATTAAAAGCGGGACGGCTCCTCTACTCATCGAGGGGGAGTCGGGTCTGAACACTGTAATCATGGGGATAACAAGGGGAGATTGAATGCCATACAAGAACGAACACGCAGCGCGACAAAGTGACCCGTCACAATATGACGAGTTTCGGAGATTCAAGCCGAAGGGGGTTCCCGAGGGTTTGACGATGATTCTCGGAATCAAGGACGGGGTGAGTGAGATCCAGAGTATCAGAGCGAGCGCGGAGCACTTCAGCGCCGACGAGCTCCGCGACTGGCTCAAGGATCATGATTTCCTGTTTGATGATATCGAGGAAGCGGTGACGAAGAGCTTTGACTCTTTCGCGCGTTGGGTTCCTCTGGATCTCGGAGACCTCGTAAAAGCAGAGGCAGAAGACGACCGTCCCGCGAAGGCGATGATCGGGGGGATCTGCTCAACCCGTGACATGGACCTCGAGGGCGAGGTCGTCGAGCAAGACGGGATCGACTGGTCCTACTTCTTAGAAAATGGGTGGTTCAATCACGAGCACGAGCAAGGCCCCGCCGCCGTCCTCGGTCACCCCGTGAAAATTGAACCTGTGGACGAGGGACGCACTCGCGTCGAGGGTGTGCTCTACCTCTCGAAGAAACTCGGACAACAGGTCTACGAAACCGCGACGGCGATGAAGAAAGCGGGGGGTGATCGGTCCCTCGGCTTCAGTGTCGAGGGTCAAGTGCTACTGCGTGACCCGCTCGACAACAAGCGGATTCTCAAGGCGCGCGTGCTCAATGTCGCAATAACCGCGATGCCCGTCAATCCTCACACTAACCTTGAACTCATCGCGCGGAGTATCGGGGCGAACGTCGGTTATCAAGAGCCCTCGATCCCTGACGCAGACGCGGCGATGAGTGCGCTTGTTCAAGAGAGCCTTGACCGTCGTCTCAGCTCTGCGACCTATGGCGCGGAGCCTAAGAAGAAGATGTTGACGAGCGACCAAGTGCGGAAGCTACTCCGCGAGCGTATGCCGAACGCCGAGGATCGAAAACTCGACGAGCTCGTTGAGCGCTTGATCACCCTCGCAAAAAGCAACGTCACACACAGATAATTAAACTATGATACACTCACAAAACCATAAACCCGAATTCTTGGAGACTACGATGCTCAAAGATCTACGAAAGCACCTCGAGGGGAAGGGCGTCGACCCTTCGGTCCTCGATGATTATTCAGTAGAGAGCAGTGTAGACGAGGCGAACGCGGTCGAGGCTGATGCTTTGACACAGGCCCTCGACGCACTGACTAAAGCGATGCAACCTCGCGACGAAGAAGAGATGATGATCGAGGACGACGAAGAGATGATGTCTGAGGACGATCAACGCTCACTCTTCGATCTCGACGACGAAGAACTTGACCTCGAGGACGACGAAGACCTCGACGTTGAAAAAGCGTATTATCGCGACGCGATGAAGGCGCTCGCCGATAACACCGACCAGATGATCGCGGAAATGAATAAGCGCATGGACGCGGTTCTAAAAGGCGTTGAAGCGATGGTGTCCGAGATGAAGGGCATGAAGGGCATGAGCGAGGACATGGAGAAGTCGCTGAACGCGCTACGCGGACAACCGCTCGCACCGCGCGCAGTGACCTCCGCACCTGTGAACTCTGCTCCTGAGACCCCCGCCGCACCGCAACGCGGCGACGTGATTCGTAAGGGCTTGAAGATGCTTCAAGATTCCAGCATCGACGCACAACGTAAAAGCGCGGTCCGCACCGCGATCACTCAACTCGAGGCGGGGATCCCTGTCTCTGCGATCTCTCACATTATCGACTTAGACTAAGGGGACACGGAAATATGTATTCATTTCCTGAAGCAAACCAAATGGTAAACGTCGCGGATCTCGCGGCACTCAACAGCGCACTCCGAAAGAGCGCAGACATCGGTTATCAAAGCGCGGCGGGTACAAGCGGCGGCGATGCTGGCAACTTGAGCCCACTCGTCCCGCAGTCTATCGAGAACACGCTCTCTTCAGCGACGTACACGATGAAAGAGCTCGCGCTCTGGCCCTCGATCCCTAAGATCAGCGTAACCAACACACTCCACGAGTACGCGGTGATCAATGATCACGGGCTTGATCTCGAGCCCTTCATC